CAATAGGCTGAGATTTCTTCGCGGCTTAACCGCCCTCTAACTGATTTTCTACCTAGCGATTCAATTGCGTATCTTCGAATGATTTGGCCTTTAACGTAATTTTTACCATCAGACCAAGCGCCCGAAGTAGAATCAAATCGAATTATCGTTATGGACATTAGTAACACCCACCGCATAAGGCGTAACCTTGAAAAATCTTGCCTTCGCCATAAACATCAAATTCTTTGTTGCATTGGTGGCATATTTCCCAACGTTCTATTACTTCAGTTGACATTTTTACTCCCGTTCTGTAACCCTTAAATGGATTTACGGGATAAATGTATTTAATTAAATGGATTTAGACAAGTAAGAGTTCGGAGTGTCGTATATCTAGGAAGCCACAGAGCTTCTCAACCTTGCCGCTGTTGGCAAAGTCAGTCTTGTCTGGAAGGGCCTTTAATTGCCACTCAGGTTCGTTTATAGCCCCTAAATCAAACTGATAGACCCCTTGTGGAGTGGAGTTGATATAAAGCGTCCTAGCGCCCGTTCTAGCCCTTATATCGGCCAAGTAATCCCACTTCTTCTTTTCAATCAAAAGAGTCGGGTAATGAGTGCGGCGGCACTTCATTTCGATATATGCGTCGTGGGTGATGCCGTCAGCTCGGTCGGTCGCCGATAAAGGCGTCAAGTCTGGATAAACCGACTTCAGAGCCTCAAATAGCTCAACCTCGCGTAGGTAAATTAGACGTCCTCTTCGCCATCTTCCCACCCGATTTTTCTTATCGGATCTTGTGGGTCGATAACCCAATCAGGCCAAGCGCTTCGATCCATAGCAAAGGCCAAAGCCAACCCTTCATCCATTCCATTACGACGGCAAGTCTCATAAATTTCTTTACAGGCTATTGCCCAGAAATCTAGCTTCGTAGGCAGCTCTTTAACTGTGCGGCGAGATTTAGCCGTTTTCTTAACCGGTTTCTTAACGCGCTTTCTTGTTGCCATTAGCCCCCACCTTCTTTGATAGGGCTAATTCTAACTGAGACTCCATTTTATCAAGGCGCGACACTATGGGGATATTTTCTAATTTGATAATGTAACGAAGCCCAGCGATAAGTAAGGCAATTGATCCGAGAACTGAAGCTACGAATCCAGCAATGGTGTTGGCATCCATTACCGGACTTTGCCGTAACGCTCGTAATTAGGGTTAAGCCAGTTAATAATGCTAGGCAAGACTGATACTAGAGCCGCATTTGCAATCGCATCGACATCCCAACCCACCGCGAGATAGGTTGCTAGGGCTGTTGCTAGGAACGTCTTGGCCCAACTTTCCGCCATCTTCTTTAAGTCGCTCATTTCTGTCTCCTTCAAGGTCGAACCATTTGCCGTCATTGTCTCCCAAGGTTGTAAAGCTAATATGAAAATGCGAGCGGTGAGGATTCGCCCCTTTGTATTTGCGGCGCTTCCAACCCAATATCGGACTCATAATTTTGCCGTCGTAAATAATGTATTTAATGCGCTTGTCTCCGCGCTTAGCACATTTACGAATCTTTTCCACCAGCGCATAAGTTTCTTCAGGATGGGCGTTAAGGTTGGCGTCTATATCTAAAGCTCGGACGATTCCTCGAGCGTCTGGTATATGGTCAGACGTGCCTTTGGCAACGTGACGAGCATCAGCCACCCAACCATCAGATTTACGATCGCGATCAGGATAATCATCGTCTATTTGCTCCCGAAGTTGTTGACCTGCTTTGCAAAGTTTATAAGATGCCAAGAATTTCCAAATCCTCTACAGTTAAACCCAAAACTTCTAATTTGGCCTTAGCAGCATTTTTTTTGCTGATTTGAGCTTGTTTTTCACTTTCTATATCTTCCAAAACTTCATCCCACAAATCATCCAATTGTTTTTTTGTTGGTTTTGGAGTATCTGACAACCATTGTAATTCATTATAATCGTTATTGTTCAGAGTCCATTCGCCATTAAATTTGCGATTCAAAATTAAAGCATAATCGATCATTATGGCAACACCTCAATTGCGGTTAGGGTTGAGACAAAACGTCCGGAAGTTGTTTGTGTAGTATCGCCTTCTTCATCGCGATTGATATAAAGTGTGCCGCCTCCGACCAATCCTTGTATTTTATATGTAGTCGCCGAAGTTGTGGCGGGCGAATCTAAATGATTAGCCGAAGCAGTAAAAGCGATGGTTGCCGTCCCAGTGGAACGCGTTGAAACGTAACCTGTGGCTTGTTGTGCGCTACCTGCCGCATCAGCTATTGCAATCGCTGTTGTGCCTCGCATTAGGCGCACCATTCCTTTAGAACCACTCGTATCTTTGCTGCTAGCTCCAACAACTGTCATCAACAAAAATACCTTGCTTGAACTAGAAGTCGGAGTAATTGAAACTGATAATCCGGTAATATCGGTAAAAGAACTTGAAGTTGATGTAAATGTGTCGGTTTTCGTTACAGAAACAATTTGACCTAATTTGCCCCCACCAGCAGTCCCCCAAATTGGGACGCCACCCGAGGCTGTTAAAACTTGTCCGGTTGTTCCTATAGTGAGTTTTGATAAAGTATTCGAAGCAGAAGCATAAAGTAAATCGCCGGTAGCGTAAGTACTTTGTGCGGTTCCTCCTAATGTGGCAGCTACCGGACTATCTAAAGATACTGTTACCGCGCCAGAAGTTCCGCCGCCAGTTAAACCGGTTCCAGCGGTGACTGCTGTTATATCGCCAACGTCGTTAGTAATCCAAGTGAAATCCATATCGGTATTAGACGTTTTACTTAGGATTTGGCCCGTTGTCCCGCCTTTGAGATCGACTAGCGAAGTGTCGATGGCGTTGCCAAGTGTGCGCATCGCAAGAGCGCCATCCTTGACTAGATCTGTATCGTCTGGAGTCTCCCAGCCAAAATTCGTTGTTGTTGCCATTAACTAATTACTCCTATCGCGTCCTGCCATTCTAAGGTATTAAGCACACTATTCCAGCTTTCTACTGCGTTGACCTGCGCCCATTGTTGGGCTACGGCCGAGAACTCTGTGGGTGAGGCGTTGAAAGTCAAGGATAAGCCGCCAACCGACGCCCTAAATGTCCAGCCTTCAACGTAACCGGTGAACTCGCCACCGAGCATTTGAGGCGGAAGGTTAGTTATGCGGACAGGTTGACCCATAAAGATATTAAGCAAGGCATCGCGATCAGCGTCGTCAATCTCAGGGTTTTGAAGTGGAAAAGTTATGGATTGGAAAAGGTAGCGAGGATAGGAACGAAGCTGAATAAGCCTGTCGCCCATATCCTCAATGTCGGCTGCGTTTTTGAGATAACTCGAAAATTGCTCAGCATAAAGGCCATAAGTGGCTTGTGAAGCGGTGTCTTGGGCGATGTATTGTGAATTAAAGTTATTGCCATAGTCAATAATGATTTTGTTGGCTATGTCGCCCTGACGCTGAACTATCCCGATTCCTGCGCCAATTGCGTGATTAGCATCGAGGTCGGTATATCCATTGGCAGTTAGGTAATCTTGACGATGGCTTGCGTCGGCATAGTTGATATTGCCGTTAGCATCTTCATACAAATAGCCCAGAGCTGATGAAGCGATTTGGTTGGCGACATTAGAAATAACCTGATCCGAAATCTGTCGGCTAACCATCGTATATTCGCCAGCGTCAATTTCACCTAACCCAATATCACCGGCATTAGCCCAAGTTTCTGTAGCTGGTTCATAAGTAGCCCAAGTCTCGGCAGGTGGCAGTTCGTTCCAACTTGCCAACAATAGATCATCAAGTAGGTCGGTGATTTGTGCGCCGTCTAAACCTTCGGCCAAGTTGCCATCAAAGGTCGCCCGTTGGAGTCTAATTAAAGCTCCGGTGGCTGTGATGTTGATTGTGGTAACTGCGGCTTCTGATCCCGCGCTTGTGACAATTTGGCGAAGGTCGGAAATGCGACCACCAAAGAGCGGCACATAATCTCCATTAGAGTCTTGCACCTCAATAAGAATCGAGGTATTGACGGCAAAAGTATAAACGCTGTTATTTGTGTTAATTAGCTGCAAAGAACAATAACCAGCAGGGGTAGGCGAGTTAATGTCTGTTCGACCAGAGGTAATACTTAAATTGGCAAGAGTTACGCCGGTGACAGTATCGCCGTTAGCTCTTACTCTCCAGACGGGCGTCCAAGCGGTCATAGGATCTGAGCGTTAGTCCGTAGGTCGCCAGCACCAGTAGTGCCGCGATTGGTTGAGTTGTTAAGGGCTAAAACAACAGCTCTCGTAAATCCTTCTTCGTCGATGGCGCTTGGGGCCATTACGTTAACTGTGACATTTCCGCGTTCTTCACCAGCTCGGACGGCTGCTACATTAAAGTTAGATGAAATAGGTTGTCCGCTAGGTGTTAAAACGCTTGGAACTGAAACGCTAGGCGTGGTGGTTGTTGTTGGCGTAGATACGACTGGTGTTGGCGTCGTTGTCACTTTTGGCGTTGATGGAATTCCGCCAGTCACAACACCACCTAAAGGTCTATTGCCTAAACTTGTTGTCGTTGATGGGGTTGGAGTGAAATCTACTTTTGCAACTAAAGGCGTATCAGGGCCGCTAGAAAGTAAATTCTTGGCTCGAATAAAAGCGTTGATTGCTGTGATGCCAGCATTAACGATAGGCTCAAGAGCCTTTAATGCTAAAGCGACTGCATCGACAATTCCACCAGCGACCGCGCCCAATCCTTTAATTGCCGTTGATAATCTGCCTGTGATGAAGGGTAGTAAAGTATCTTTAGCAAAAATATACAAGCCATTAAAAGTTTCTTCGTTATCTTTAATTGCTTTAATTACTGGATCTATGGCGTTGGTTTTAAAACGTTCAAAAGCAGGAATAGCAGTATCAGTAATGAATCTCAATAACTTTTCAATAATAGGCAATAATGCAGTTCCAATGCTTTCCTTAGCTTCTTCAAAACGAACTTTTAACCGCTCGATACGACCCTGAAAGGTATTGGCTTGAGTTGCCGCAGCGCCGCCGAATGTCTCGGACAGTTGCTTAACAGTTCCCTCAAAGCCAAGAGTTTTAGCTTCAGTGGCGGAAATTCCAAGTCCTAAACGAGTAAGCGCACTATTATTTCCATCATAGGCTTTTGCTAAAGCTGCTGAAACTGATTCTACGTCGCGACCTGTAGCGGCTGAAATATCCAACGACAATTGCAGAAGATCTTGAGCCTTTGTTACGTCGCCTGTCGCAGTTGCTAAACGCTGAAGTGCTGGGCGGAGTTTATCGTCGGCGACACCTGTGGCTAAAGAAGTCTGGAGTATTTGTTCTTCGACTGCCGCTATTTGGGCCTTTGTTGCCCCTGTAACGTTCTCAAGGGCTGTGGCTAGGCGTTTCTGAGCAGCTTCATCTTCTATGGCCGCTTTGACGCCTTCAATGGCTAATTTGCCAGCATAAGCGGCAGCGGCCGCAGCAGCAGCGGCAAAAGCAGCAGCCGCCGCTTTGCCAAATTTTTCTAACTTACCGCCAAAGCCTTCGACTTCGTTTGAGCCAGCGTCAAGATTCTTTTTAAGGTTATCAATGTCAGCAAGGATGGATAACTTGAGCGTTCTACTTCCGGCCATTAATCATCCCACTTTCCAATAATCTTGCTAAACGCTTCTTCCCATTTCCGAATTAATTCAGGCTGAATTTTGCGAAGTGCTGGATAGATGAAATAGCCAGAATTTCCTCGACCTTTTCGGGGGGTGCGTCGTGGGAACTGACGATAACGATTAGATCCGAATTCGTAGCCTGCCCAGATGTCTTTAGTTGATCCGCCACCAGAGAGACGCTGAGACGCGAATCCATAAGACAACTCGCCAATCTTCGAGGTGGCGGAAACTTTAACGCCAGTTGTAATGCGATCGACAGCGGCTTGTCCAAAGGTTCTTGTGATGCCGTAGGCCTTGATTTCATTAGCGGCAAATCGAGCGAGCGCAGAACTCTCGCGTTTAGCCGCATCAATAGCTTCATCGTCCATCGCTTTGAACGCGGCAATGATTGAACGAAGTTCGCGCTTGTCGTATTGAATCGGCTCATCTGCCATTACCTTTGCGCTCCTTCAATATGTCAATCGCCGTTAATACTTGGTCGATGTCAGTCCATTCGCTCATTGGAATTCCGGTTGCTATCGCGATCTCAACTATGAGTCGGTTTATGCTTCCGGATTCGAAGCTTTTGGGCTTTCATCTCCTATCGTCATTTCCTCAACCGATAACTCCCATATCTCTTGAGACTTAGTCGGTTTTCCTGCCGCTTCGCGTTTGTAAGCAAAGTAGGCTAGGTCGAGGAAGTCCGCTTGTTGATAAGCCGAAATATCCTTCATCGAATAAATCGACTTGCCAGTTTTGCGTTCCCATTTCGCCCACTCAGGGAGTCCAGCGTTATAGGTGACTTCCTCGCCGTTCGTGTATTTAATTGTGATGCTTAATTTCATAGCTCCCGATCTCCCTCTTAACTAAATGTCTCTGTTACTTCGCCCTTTGAAATCTTGAAGGTGAAGGATACTGTCTGTGCGTCAATTCCAGAACCGCCAGCGGTGGGAAACTCTGGAAGAATTGGGAAAACAAATTGAGCGCCAGTTGCGGCGGTCATTGTTACGCTGATTGTTGTATCAGGTGCGGATTCAGCTGCGGCCCAAAGTGCTTCGCATACTGAATTAGCTTTGCCCCAATCGGCGAGCATATCGAGCTGGAAGGATCCCTCAATGTTTACAGTCTTGTAAGCTTCGCCGTCGAGAGTTTGATATGTCTCGCGAACGTTGGTCTTAGTAAGAACCGCGTTGGTTGCTTGGGCGTCGATGTCCGTTCCACCTGTGAAAGACAACGAGACGTCGCGACCGGTGATTACTGTGGTTGCCACTTTTT